CTCGCACTCCAGGAAATCCGAGGCACACAAGAAAGCGACGGCAAAAAGGTAGAGGTCTCGCTGACCGCCTCCCGCATGCTGGATCGCATCCAAGAGGAACTCCCCGATGTCACGACAGAAGATTACCCCAGTCATGCAAGCACCTATCTCCCCTCGGGTGAAGGAAGCCGATCCTACGTTGATTCCGTGGAAGGAACAGCTGAAGACAATGGGTCCACTGGGGATGGCACGAGCGGGCGGACAGATCCTGTTTGACCTGGCATTCAAGGACCCATACGAACTGGTGGGATCTCCTGAGCAGCTCGGCCATGAGCTTGAGTCACGGCTACTGCCAGGTGGGGAGTTGTCGCCATGGGCAACCGAATCTCTGAAGACCATCCGTATTCACAGCATGGTTGGCAACGATCCAATGCTGAGCACCGCCGTCCTTTGCCGACTGGCAACCATCGACCTCGTCATGGGGGGACGATTCAAGAATGGATCTCAAGCGAATTGAAGGCAGGCCCAAAAACCTGCTTCATCCGCTTCCTTCTGATTATGCTGATCTTACTCCAGAAGGCCAGCGACTGGCTCGTCTGAATGCCGCACGCCAATGGCTCCTTCCAACCGAGGACCTGAAGCAGAAGGCACTGGACTTCATTGCGTCGCTGAACTTTTTCGAGAAGTACTATCTATGGCCGGACGAAGCGGCCGACTTCAATCCGTTGTTCTTCGACGACATGCCGGTGGCCACGCCACTCGGTCACTACTCGATCTACAAGGAATGGGCGACCAGCAAGTCCTCTCTGGTGGTGGCCCCTCGCGGCTTCGCCAAGAGCAGTTGCATCCGCAAGTCAATGCTGATGCAGCTCCTGACCAGGCCAGCCAATTCGTTTATCTATGCGACGAGCTCGCACGACAACGCGCAGCAAACCGCACAGATCGTCAAGAGCCAGCTGACTGACAACAAGCGCATCTTCGACGACTTCTCGCCTGACTTCCCTGACGAGCGAATCGTCCCCCGACGCGGCGAAGCCAGCTTCGGTCTTGAGATGATGTACCTCAAGAACGGATCGTGGCTCCGCGCCATCTCCGCATCCAGCAAGCAGCGCGGTGGTCGACCCCGCTGCTACATCCTGGATGACCCGGAGTACGACGCCAAGGCCTCCACCTCGATGAGCGTTCTCCGCGACTACGTGGAGACCCTGCTCTTCAAGATCATCCTCCCCATGCTCATGCGACCGGACACCTCCGTCCGGTGGCTGGCCACCTTCGTGAGCCGCCGTCACTACGCCTGGCATGCCATGCAGACCGAGCAGACCGCCTCCGGACTCCGTGCCCAGGACCCCCGCTTCGAGTTCTGGAGCCGCATGCTCCTGGACGCCGAGTACGAGAAGAACGGCGTCATGCACTCCTGCTGGCCTGAGATGTGGCCCCTCAACCGGGAAGCCAAGCGCCTCAATCCAAAGCTCAAGAACCAGCTCTCACTTGAGGAAATCAGGGAACGCCTTGGCTCCTCCGTCTACCTAGCCGAATACCGGGGTAGGCCGGGCGAGAGCGGCGAGAACTTCTTCCCCCTGATGACCCGCGACAAGCACGGGTGGTGGCTGGAAAACGTGGATGTGGACATGGCCTCCCAGCCCTACAACTCCCAGACCGTCATCTGTTGGGACTCGGCAGGCGTACAGAAGAGTCGACCTATCCGCGAGTTCCTACAGGAGTCGCGGCTGTTCATGTCCATTGACACGTCCTTTACCCATGGCACAGACTCGGATTACAAGGTCTGCACCGTCATGGCAGCAACCTCCGACAACTGCCTGTTTGTCCTAGATATGTGGGCAGGCAAGACCCCCGAGAATGAGCTGATCCGTCAGGTCTTCCGACTGGCTGACAAGTGGCATGTGCCCACTATTCACCCCGAGGTGATCCGCGAATCGGCCTCTCTCTACCAGCAACTGGAGTCGCTCGTCAGGCAGCGCGCCACTGAGATGACCGGCACCACCCACCTCCCCCGAGTAGTTCCCCTGCGTGTGGGCATGATGCAGAAGGAAGGCAAGATCAGCACCCTGATGTTCCGGTTCGAGCACGGCCTCATCAAGATGCCCCTTTGGCAACGCATGGAAAAGCCTTGGCGGGACCTCTTCGACCAGATCGAGCAGTTCAACCCAGAAGCCAAGAACGGTGGCCTTTCGCACGATGACCACATCGACACCGTCTCGATGAGCACCATCATCATGCGGTTCCGCATCCCCAAGGTGGGGGGACCAGACGAAGAACAAGAGTCAGCCATGGAGCTTTTGAGGAAAGGCACCCTGCTGGACCCCAACGGGATCCCAATTCTTGCTAGTCTTGATTTCAACCGCATAAGCGCAGATGATGTGCAACACCTTATGAGGCCAAAGGAAAACGATGGAAACTCCAAAGTCTGATGACCCACAAGGCAAGATGACCTACGTCACCATCCCGTACTTCCTGTACGAAGCGATGGCCCGCCTCTACTACACGCGGGGTCTTCAGCATCAAGACTTCGGTCCACCGCCGGTTCGTCCGGTCGCATCTGAAGAACCCCGCACTGAATTTACCGGTGCCTTTGATATCTCAGACGATGAAATCCCAACCGAGTGGATCCCGCTCGGAGTAGCAAGGAAACCAGACAGTGCCCGCTCAAACGATCAGTCTTCCTAAGGATCCACGCGATCTCGCCCGCCTGCTTCGCATGCACGCGGAGCGAGAGCGTTCGCGCTACTCCTACCGTCGCGCCATCTGGATGCTAGCTTGGCACTACCTGAACGGTGCTCGTCGCTTCGACGTCTTCGATCCGTACAACGGTCGAGTGTCCCCCCACTACCTTGATAAGGACGGCAATGTGGAGTTCCAGTCGCAGGAGCTCCTGTCGATGATTGACCGGACTGTGGCGCGCATCGCGTCGATGGACCTGCGTCCCAAGGTGATGCGTCAGGGCAGTAGTCTGCGCATGATCCGCGAGCGTTCGTCTGCTCAGGTGGTGGCTGATTCGCTGGTTGCCGAGAATCATCTGTCGCAGGTTGTCAGCGACTTCGCGCACAACTTTGTGACCCTGGGTTGCTGCGGCATTCAGGGCCATCTGGTGGATGTGCCTACCGTGGGTCTGACTGCAGACCTTGAGGTGGTGCACCCCCGCGAAGTGTTCCCGTTCCCCGCTCTGCATCAGGACTTTGCGAAGAAGCAGGGCATGCTGCGTCAGCGCGTGATTCCGGTTGAGTTCCTTGAGGAGCGCTTCGGCAAGTCGTTCATCAAGAAGAACCTGGACAAGATGGAGTACTGGTCTACCGACCCTGGAGATGTGATTCAGGATGCGGGTCTGGATGAACCTGGTGACTCTGTGCGCAACCCATTTGACGGTCGCGCAATCGCAACCGGTATTTCTGCAGGTTCAAACATCATCAGCACCAAGGTGGCCCGTGTGCGCGAGCTGTGGCTCGATGGCCCGCGTGGTACCTGTGCCCGCTATGTAGTGACGTGCGGCGAGGTGGTTCTCTCTGACGAGGACTACTCGGACCGCACTGTCTACTGTCCGCTGGGTTGGGCACGTTTCATGGACACCGGCACCTTCTATGGGGCTGGCATGTTTGACCTGCTGTTCGGCATCTCGCGCGAAGCCGAGAAGCTGATGAAGAGCCTGTTCAACAACATCCGTGACATCGACAAGTACGGCATCCTTGTGCTTCCGGCTGGTGCGTTCAATGAGCGCACCACCCTGCGTGAAGTGGGCAAGGGCCTGCGAGTCGTGGCCTACCAGCCTGATCCGCTGAACGAGAAGTTCAACCCGATGACCATCTCTCCCCAGACGGCTGGCGATGTGCCGGGCAAGGTGGCTCAGTTTGCACGCGAGGTGATGCACGCAATCAGTCCCATCCAGGACCTCATTCAGGAGAAGGGTCGCGTCGACTCGGCGACTGGTCTGCAGTTCCTCGATGAGCAGATCACTCGTGCAATGACCAATCCTTCAATTGGCATTCAGCGTGCCTTTGGTGACATGTACCGCTCCATCGTGAGCAGCGCAGTCAGCGATCTGGTTAAGTATCCGAAGCCCATCCCGGTCACCAATCTGACCATGGACCTGGCTGGCGCAGTCATTGACCTGGATCAGGGCAGCGTCTCCTTTGACAAGAACCCGATTCCGCACGTTGGACATCTGACGTTCGGCGTTCGACAGGTCAGTCCGCGCAGTGAGGTTGCTCGCAAGGAAGAGGCGATGGGCCTTCTGCGCGCCGGTCTTATGGACCCCGACTCGTTCAAGCTCTTCAGTCTGAAGGAAGGCTTGGACTTCGCTATGTGGATCGAGGAGGAACGAGCCGCATACGAGACGGGCGTCCAGAACATCCTGATCCTCTACGGCAACGGATCTGATCCCGGTCAGGTCA